CAAAAACTAAGTCACCTATTTTTACATATGAACCTAAGCGTTCGGAATAAGAAGTTGTTGGGTCAGATACCGATTTCCCTGCGGTTGGTGTCCAAGTCCCAGTTTCTACATCGTCTAACTTATTGGCCGACCCCGTACCGCCGAGGTAGACACCGCCTGATAGGTAAAGGTCTTGCCAACGTGAACTTGTGTTTCCAAGGTCATACGAATCATCAGCATTTGTAAAGTTACTGACGTTCATAGGTGCAACAGTATTTGTCCCAAAAGTAATACCAGCATGACTTCCAGATGTACTACCTACAGCAAGGTTATTAGACGCAGAAACACCAACACTACCTACAATTGTGTCGTCTTTAGCAAAATGAGCAATGGCTCCGTCACTTGAGTTACGATTAAAGTGTGCAGAATAATTACCATCAGCACAATAAAAGTTACGACCATCTGGGCGAAGGCTTGTTCCTACTGTACCACTACTAGCTGTAGTTTGACCAATTAACACATTTTCTGAACTATCAATCGTAAGTGCCACTGCGTCTGCGTTATCGTCAATGCCCGGAGAGGTGAACGCACCTTGAACCGTGAGGCTCGAAGCAAACGTCGTGGCATCCGCTATCTCAGCCGGTGGTACAGTCGTCATGATCGCCGGTCCTAGGTGAACAACGTAAATGTTATTCGTCCCCGTTGGAGGCGCTGACGTAAATGTAAGCGTGGTTCCCGATACAGAGTACGCGACCGTCGGGTCTTGTATCACATTCTCTACTACGACCCTGACGTCGTTTGTTACGGTCGGCAATGACATTGTAAAGGCGGTGGCTGAACCGTTGCCACTAAAACTGTCTTTTACAGTGTTCGTATATGCTTCCGCAGGTACATTACCAAGTGTGGCCATTAGGTGATCTCCAGTATACTCATTACTACGTCAACAGAACTTGCAGTGTTCGAACTTACCTTAACACTATGTGTGGCTTCTAGCACTACTTTTTGATCTCCGCCAACAATAACTATAGAACCACCACTTGGAACCGGGGCATCTTTAATCAAATGTGTGTCGTTCGATCCGTCGTTTACCACCGCGGTAATTAAAACCTGCGAGGCGGTAACGTTCGATACGGTCAAACCAATAACCGTTGTAGCTGTTGATGAAGGAACCGTGTAACTGCCTACCGAAGTAAGCGAAGTGCCTATAGTTCTTGAAAGTTTATTTTTAAACGTATTTGCCATTGTCTATCCTATCCAAGTGCGATCGCTAGGGCCACCGCTGTACCAGCAGGGTCTACTTCTAAATTTGTTTGTGCGGCCGCAACGGTAGAAGCACCTGTGCCCCCGTCTGCAACTGCTAAATCAGTTATACCAGAAATTACGCCGCCTGTAATGTTTACTGACGACATGGCTAAATTTGCCGTAAAATCAAATACCGCGGCTCCGGAACCCGCACCATCTGTGTAAATTAGTTTTGTATCCCCGTTGGCTACTGTAACGTTAGCTCCTGTACCCTGAGAAAATATAGCTGATTGACCCGAATTGTTGTAAACCATGTAGGTTTTCTGAGCATCGTTAGGTGCAATCGTAATAGTGTTTGTTCCAGAAGGTGATCCCCCTAATACCAAAACTTTGTACATACCATCAGATAATGTACCGTCTGTAGTTGTTAGAGTGTGCGTCGTACCAGAAAGAGTTATGGTACCGACCCCCGTAAGAACGCGGTCTACAATTTGTAAGTTAAGGTTAGTTGTGTCACCCCACGCGCCCGACTGCTCACCTGTTGCGATAAGCTCTATGCCGTTTGCTGTTGTATATGTACTTGGCATGTTTTTCTCCTACGCCGCTATTTCCGTCCATCCCGGTGATTGAGAGGGTTCTACTTCATCCCATCCCGGGGTTTGTGACGGTGCGATACCATTCCAGTTTGGGTTTTGATTTGGATCAACTTGGCTCCAAACAAAAACTTCGCCTAGCTCGGCTGTAGCAGATACCCCCGTCACAGAGGTATTCGCTTCGGCAATTACTGTTACAGTACCAACATTTCCGGTACTTTCCAACCCTGTTACTGGAACAATGACTCGAATGCCGACTTCGACGTCACCTACTCCACCAGAAGCACTAACCCCAGTAGGCTGTACAAGGGCGTTTGAACTAACTAATACAGTGCCTAATGCGCTCGTTGCAGAAAGCCCTGTTGGTAAAACCAGAGCGTCCGCTTCAACAGTAACCGTTCCTATTGATCCTGTAGCAGAGATACCCGTGGCCGGTACGACTGCTTCCGCTACAATTTCTACAGTGCCTGTCGATCCGGTTGACGTAACGCCCGTAACATCAACATCGGCGTTAGCCGAGACCACCACCGAACCAACAGAGGTGGTTCCTTCTAACCCAGTAAGGGAAACATTAGCATCTGCTACAACAGTAGTTGATCCAATTTGTCCCGTGCCTGCAACAGTTGTTGGTAAAACAACCGCATCCGCGGTTACGGAGACAGACCCAACAGAGCCCGTGGCTGTCTCTCCTGTAACCACAACATTAGCATCTGCCACAACAACGACAGAGCCAATTCCACCCGTCGCCGCAATTCCCGTTACAGGAATATTGGCTTCAGCCGAAACAACAACGGAGCCGACCGCACCAGTAGCGGCCTCCCCCGTAACAACAACCGGGATAGCTGTGTCCCAAGGACCTTGGGACCATGTACCTCTTCCCCATCCGGTTATTGCGACCATAAGGAGTTACCTCTTAGGCGATACGGATAATGGCGTTGCTTGCGTCCGCTGTTGGAAACTGTATAGTAAAGTCGCCGTTAGTGGATGTTTTGTCAGCACCAAAATCTAATATGGCAACCGCATCAGTTGTGCCCGAGCCGCCGCCTGTTTGAGTGTTATAGATCATTGCACCACGCGCTGTGATTGTTGATGACGAGAAGGTCAAATCATTAAAATCAGTAAACGCCGTTGTACCAGAGCTTGTCGGAGTAACGTTTGTTAACGCACCGCCGCCAGCACTATAACCCGTGCCAGAGGCTTCGTTAGTAGTGGAATAATCTGTTGTTGCAGCACTTAGAGTAGCACTACTTGTAAACAGAGCAAGCTTCATTGCATCGGCTCCGTTTGTAAAATCGTGTTTTCCTTCAAGTAATTCTTTCTTGAAAGACGTACACATTGCTTGTGTGATCGCCATTTTAAAGTCTCCTTATTGCGTCAGCCAGTTCGGGGTGCCCTGCTTCTCGTAGGGCATTATACACAGTTGTTCTGTCGCTACGAATAGCTTCTCGCATGTAAAACGCAACGACTTTCTCCATGTGTCTTTGGAACGCTCTGGCCTGATCACGTATGACGGGGTGAGTTCCGTCAGACACACTAATCAGCTTTTCAACACAACGTTCCGCAACTTCGTCCGGGCTAAAACCTCTGTTTTCAGTGGTTTTTACCACTAAAACCGGGTCTTCCGGGATGTTTACATCTATTTTAAACATTATTGCTTCTCTCTTATTACTCTTCCAACGCGATATTCTTGCGTGGTCTCTTTGGCTTCGCCTAACATTTTAAGCCCCATCAAGGATTCTTGGAATCGCTTGTCATAAGTAGCCATTATGTCTTGCTCACCCTTCATAAATAAATAGGCTTCTATCAAACTACCATATAAGAGCGCTAATTCTCCATTTGTACTCAACCAAGTTGTTCCACTGCCCGCACCGGCTGTCAAACTGGTAGGTCTGTATAAGTAGTGAAGCTCTACTGTTAAATTAGACGGTGGTGTGGGGGCAACAATGAAGTTATCCACGTCAAACTGCGCGTAATACTGCGGAGACCCCGTTGTAGCAACGTTTGGATTGTAACTTTGAACAAAACTAACATCTTTGAACTCCACAAAGACCTTGTTACTGCTTCCGTCCGTAAAACTTAGAGAAAAAGGAGCTAAAAAGTCGCTGGGGCAGTTTAAATAGGGGTTATTAGAGGTCAAATTAGCTGTTTGGTTTCTGCGAAACAGGTCTAACTGTATGTTTTTTAGTATGCGCTCTTCCGAAGCTCGAATAAATACAGGTAAATTGTTCACAAAAGACGTTTCTGTGTTTTCTGTATAATCTTGAATTGCTTGTTTAAGCTGATCGTATGTAAAACTCATGTGATTACCACCGTGACATAGCCGATTTGTCCAAAAGCAGACACTGGCCGGTTATTTGGTTGCAGTACAGTAGGCATACCCACTGTGACGA